GCCAAAGCAAGGCCATTCTCATCACCAACCAAAGTCAATTGGTAGCGGTTCTTGTCAGAACGAGCAGCACCTGAAGCGCCATCAACAGATGAAGCGTAAAGTCCAAACTCATAACCAACAGCGTGGTAAGTTCCGGCAGCAGTCTCAACAAAAGCAACCAATTCAGCACCGGGAACAGCAATAGCCTCCAAAGAGTTACGCTTGTCAGAGTTCATGCGCAAGAACTCCATCTGAATGGTAGGAACACAAGAAGAAGTTCCATCAGCGTTTACAGTCTTAACGTCTGTAAAGTTAGAGAAACCATCTTTATTGTTGAAGCCCAACTCCAATACAACGGTAGGAGTAGTAGAAAGGTTAGCAGCGATGCTCAAAGCACCTGCGCTTACCGTCACACCACCGTTCTCAAGCAAGTCGGCACGGTCAACAAGGTAAACAGATTTCAAACCGCCAGAGGCTAATTCACCACAAGCGTAAGAAACTGAAAGGCCAGTAAAATCAACAGGACATCCCATTTTAATGATATAGATTAGGTTGGTTTAGGGGAGTATTTCTACTCCCCCTTACCGATTATTATTAGGCGAAATTCTTGGCGTAAACAATCTCAGAACCCTTCAAGTAGGAGAAGCCCAACTTGAATTGACCCCAAATCTTGTCAGAAGACAATTCAGCCTCCCACTTCATGTCAATGGCACGAACGTCATTGTACTCGTCAGTCAACATAACGATGTTTTCTGGAGCAGAAATGATGAACTCACCGGCAGCCAAAGAAGGGAAGTGAATAACTTCCATACCGTAGTATGCGGGAATGTTACCCTCAACAACACCTTGAGCAGTCGTAGTGTACAAGCCTGCGATAGCGATTTGATAAGCCTGTACAGCAGCAGTACCCATGAAGAAAGCGGGCTTCAACTGACGGTCAGCATCACCGTAAACGGCAGCCAACATAACAGCACTCATAGTCTCGTAAGCACCTTGCATCTTAGCCAAGATGTTAGCAGAAGTCAAAGCAGCATTGGTATCGTAATCAAGAACAGCAGCGTCAGCAGCGAGTTCAGTAGTGATAGCCGTAGCAGCCAATTCCAAAGCCTTCTGAGCAGACAATTTAGCGAAGTAATCAAAAACCCAATCCTTGAACTGAGCATCCATAGTCTCTTCGTTGTGCTGTCCTTGCTTGAGCAATACAGAACGGTAGGTGGTCTCAAGAACATTCTTGCAGTTCAAGAAAGCCCACTTGTAGGTGCTAACCGTCATCTCTTTCTCGTCAATAGAGGCAGAAGATTGTGGGTCAAAAGCACACAGGTCAGAACCAAAGGTCAAGGAAGCATCAAAGATGGGAACTTGAACCTTTGACTTTACTCCGTCAATAAGACGGAAGCGGTCAAGCACTTTAGCACTCTTTACCATTGAATCAATAAAGAGGCCGGGGGTGCGATTTCCCCAATCCAAAGTAGCAACTGAAATCGCCATTTTACTATAGTTTATTTAGTTTAATTTACAATTTTAATAAAAACGCTTGCCAAAGAACTTGTCAATCATATTTACTTTCTCTGAAGTGATTCGCTCAAAGGAGCGTGTCTTGTCTTCAACTACCTCATTAGAAGGCTCAATACCCTCTTGTTCGGCAGACAAAGCCAATTCAGCCTCTAAGACAGAGTTCACTTCGGACTCTTGATTTTCAGCAGAAAGAGCCTCTTCAACCACAACCTCTTCGGCCTGGGGTGCTTCCTCGGAAAGGACAATCTCCTCTACCTCGTTAACAGCCTCAACAACCTCTTCGGCAGCGGGTTCTTCAGCGGACATTTCTACTACTTCTTGTGTTGGCTCTGAAGTAACTTCTTCAGTTTGAGCAAATTTCTCTTGAGTCTCAGCCCAAAGTTCCATAACCGCAGAGTGGTCATCAGAAATTTTTGCTAAGGTTGCCTCAATTTTAGAAATACGCTCACCCAACTCTACAGCGAATTTGAAATCCATTTCACTATTTAAGTTTTGTTCAACGATATCTGTTTTAATTTCAATGGAAAAACCATTGAGTTGGTTAGATTTAATCTCCTCCCAAAGTTGTTCAGACTCAATCTGAGCCTTAACAAATACAGTTCCAATCGGAAGATTGTAGCCGTATGCGTTGCTTTTGTCCTGTTCTGAATCTTTCATCCAAACCTCAAGCATTGTAACGTCAGTCGTTTCAATAGCGTGTTCAATGTTGAAAGAGTTAAACAAACCACTCTTGCTATATTTATACATTATCTTCTCAATCGTGTCCTTTGGGAATACAATGTTGTATTCTCCCATTACTGCACTTCTGCGGTAGATGGGCATATCTGGAATCATGATTGGGCCGACAACTTGTTTCTTCTCCTCGTTTGCAAATTTAAACGAGTGTTCTTCTTCTGAAGACAATGTAATAAATCCCTCCTCAATGGCGGGACGATTAACCAATGAAATTCTAAACATACCGCTGTCCTCGGCTTCGCCAAGTACAACCTTGTAAAGTGGTAGGTTATTCATTATTGTCTACTTTAAGGTTTAGGGCCTTTAAAAATTCGTCTTCGTTAACGGGAATTCCATCTTTTTCAAATTGCTTTAGTTGTTCCAATGCAATCTGAAGGCGGTTATTCACATCATTAACCATTAATAACATATCAATGATGCCTTCAAGCATCTCCTTGTCTTCTGGGCGTTGGTGCGCTGACATCTTTTGGTTTCTGATTTGTTCCATCTTTCTGATGGCCCAATTCACACCGGAAGTTCCTCCCCAAATCAACCAAGCAACATAGCCACGGTCTTTCCAAGGTGTAGATGCGTACTTTGGGTCAACAGCAGCATTCTTACGATGACGTGCAAATGAAGCCATGCGGGCAATCGTAGATGTTGACAAACTTTCTCTTGATGCGAGTTGGTTTGCTCTTGTCCACCCTACGATAGTTCCACCCTTAACCTCATTACCATACTCTTTCTTCCAACGCAATGCACGCTTTGCATTGTTGGTAGCAGAGATAGGATAGTCATTATAAGTTTTACCCATTATATCAATCTACAAAAATTGCTTCAACCTTTCCGTAAACATAGTCATCATAAAGACGAGCATCTGTGAATGATGAGATTACAACAGTTTCTCCGGTCTCGCTAATTTCTAATTTCTTATTAAAGAAATACCCATTATTAAAATAGAATACAGGGAACGCAGCATAGAACGAAATCTTTGATTCATATGCTGCCTTAAACTTCTCGGAGTTGGTTATATAGTCGTATCCATCAAGTGTAACGCCATTTCTTGTTGCGAAACGAAGGTCAAGTCTGGCTTCAATCACGTTGCTTGGATACCCTTGCAGTTTTATGTTTCCAAGAACCTTATATTGGTTTTGGTCTATCAATTGACCGAATGAGTTTCTTCTAACCCAACGTGGATAACGCAATGTAACTTCATTGGCCATTTCAGACAAGTAGAATATACGTAGACCAATTTCATTGTATTTACGAATCTGCCCCTTGATTTGGCCAACCTCCTGTACTGAAATTAATCCATCACGCATCAATAGGTCATCATTAAACACATCATCCTTTCCACAAACAGACTTGTCAATAGGATTTATTAGACCTGTAATGAACTCAATGGAATAATCACCGTTTCCATTAATGTCGTATTGGCCATCATAACTGCCAACCGAAAGTCCGTTTTCAAAAGAATCATATAGCCCTTCATTGTCTTTATTTAAAAGTTTTAGATTCTTTGGAGAATTTGTGCTTAGAGATACTTCGTATTCTTTAGCATCGTCTATGTATTGGTCAATGGGTACTACGGCATCCCGTATGTCGTTCACATTGTCAAGTATAAAACCAAGTTTAGATGGCCTATAGTCATAGATTATGCTCAAATTAAAACGCTTCATCAAGTCAACAAACAAGTCGTATACTGATACTGATGTATTGTTTTCAAATGAGTCGGCAAAGGTAAACACGTCACCCGGAGAAGAGACAATCACTCTTGAGTGGTTTGTTATTTTCAAACCAAATGATGGCCAACTATATCCATGAACCCTTGACTTCATTACGTCAGATTGGCGAAGTTCAACACCAACCGCAAGTCCGGATGCAGTAACTACATTGTCTTCAATCTTCGTTGTCAAATGGTTCACCGTAAGTGAACCGCTTGTCATCGCAACAGATATTCCATAACTATATCGTGTTCCTCCCAATATAGAATACGAAATTGAGTCATCAATGTATGCCGTAAAGTCATCAAAGTTTAATGTGTTTGCAAAATTCAAAAACTGAAATTCGCTACCGCTAAACGCATCTGGAAAATCCATACCTGTTCCGTTTGAAACGGATACCGCTGTTAACTTCAATGGCAGACCCTGCTCATCAACAAGTGGAATGCGATATGTTGGGGATGCGGATGTTACGTACCCTGCATATATGTCAAGGTATGGGGTAAATTCAGCATTTGCCAACGAACTTCCATATATCTGAATAGCGGTCGGAATTATTGAATCGTAATACTCAATCTCTGATGAAAGGATTGTGTAGTTTAATCCACTAACAAGCAAAGAGTTACTACCGCTTGCAAATGAAAACTTCGCATCAAACTCGTTGCTATAGGCAATGTATCCAATGTTTTCGTCACCGTAGTCAGTAACCCCAGATGATGTCCTGTGTTGATAGGCGTAGACTCTGTCAATATCATTCTCCGCTGAAGGGTCATAGTTTGTTGGGCCATGAGCCTCGTATGTGTCCCTTAAAAGGATTTTGTAATTGGTAATGTTTTCAGCATTAAAATAAGTCAGCGTACCATTCAAGTCAACCTCTATTGGGTCAAGCGTAGTTTGGTCTACGTTGTTTGTTACGTTATATGGGAAAGGGAAGATGTAGCCAAGGCGAGTATCTTCCCTTGTGCCTGACAGGGCGGTTGGGTATAGTACGTATAAGTCATTTGAAGTCCAAGATGATATTCCATCAATGAACTTTGAATAAACGTCAAATCCTAATGTTCCGAATACACGGCTGAAAAAACTCTGAACACTTAATGCAGGAAACAATCCAACATTGTAGT